GTTTTTACTCTGATTTCCACGCTGTCCAGGCACCCCAAGCAATAGCTGCCCAACAGATAAGGTTAAAAGGAACAATTGCTGAAAAAAATAAACCAATAACTCCAACAGCGATAAGAGCACCACCGTCCCATGAAGTTCTTTCTTTTACTCTATCTTTAATCCAATCGACAATAATCATTTCTTTTTTCCTCCTTTTGGCTTTTTATAGCCAGAGGCGTAAGCTGCAGCCGCTTGTTTAGCTGCTTGACCTCTTGTGGGGTAGACTTTTCCAGAGCTGCCCCAACGATATCCGCCTTTTACTTTTCTAATAGGCATAAAATATCTCCTTAATTGTGCATATGAGACTTAGATTCCAAAATCTTTAAGTCTTTAGCAGGAACATTTTTAGCGATTCCATTAGAAAATACTACATCATAGAACTCAACTGTTCCATCCTTTTCTAATGAATGAGTTGTTGGGATACACATCCCAAACCCCATCTTTTCGTGCTGAACAGAAAGAGCGCATACATGCTCAATACCTTGTGCAGTTGGTGGCAGAGGCATTTCCTCGTCTGCATGAACTGCTTGAGGCTTTGGTTCATAACGCTCTCCAAATTTATAGTATGTATAAACAGATTCGATCATATGATCCATTTCTGCCATCTTAGCCTGCACCCAAGATTCAAGTTCATCGTCAGGCTCAATCATACTAAGCATTTCACCCGCATACATAATTAGTTTTCTGAGTGAAGCTCTTGCCATACGTCCTTCACCATATTCTTTTTCTTTGTCCATAGTAGTAAGTTCTCCATACATTTTCTTTGCCTCATCTACAACTTTATCTGGTAAAGCTGGGTTGATTTTTTTATAAGGATGTCTAATCTGTTCAATATGCATAGGAAGATAATCAAATTCATCAATAATATCAATATCCATTTCAGCAGAAACCATACCCATTGCATAAGTAACTAAATGAGATAACATAACTGCTTCTTCTACCTGCTCCATATCTACTTCCATGCTACCAATTTCATAAAGAGCTTTTTCAATACCAAACATAGAATCTTGATACCTAATAGCAGCTAAAACATCATCTCTAGACTGCTTGCTCATATCTGGAATCATTCCTTTGAGTTTTGTAAAGACGTTAACCGCTGACATACAAATATCAAAGTTTTTAGTGGTATATCCCATAATTTCTACTTGATTTTCCATTAGACAACTCCTATAAGTTTTTCTTTATTATAACTATAATTTTTACTCTTTTCCAGTTTAATTTTTAAAAAATTACATTCCTGCTCCCGCAGAAAAGACTGTAAGCTCTCCAGTAGACAAATTTTCCTCTATCTTTTCTCTACTACTTAAAACTTTACCGCATTGAGACTTACAAATCTTAAAGCTTCTATCGTAGCCTTGTAAGTATTGTTTAAGTTTGTTCCAGTAGTTATAAGATAAGATTTTTTCTAAAGGAACTTTAGTAGCGTCAAATAAATCTTCTAACTCTTGAGGATAGTAAAATCTATCTGGAGTTTCATCAAAATAATGAGCGCCTGTCCAACAACATCTAAATACTAAACCATTAGGAGAGACATACCATTTACCCCAAGACTCCCAGCTACAATTAATTTCTTTTGGTAAATTGTTTAAATCTGTTTTCTTTTTTAAATGAACATATTGACCAGACTTAGGCGCTGCAAAATCTCTACCAGTTTTTACAGTTGAAAAAGAGTGAAACCCTTCTTTTAGTGCAATTTCTTTTGCTCGCTCAACCTGATGTTTATTATGCTCGAATACAATATATTTCCAGTGGACTTGAGGACGCTTAGTGCCAATAACAGAGCGAGCATTATTAAAGACGGTGTTGAAATCAGTATTTATTCTATACAGAGAATGAGTATCTTCTAACCCATCTAAATCAAAATTAATAATATCTTTATCAGTTAAGATATTACCTACGTCTGTCCAATAATCTTGATCGTGTAAACCGCCGTTAGTATGGATATTTAACCTTGTGCCATATTGTTTCACATAAGAAATAATTTCACGAAACTCTTTATTCATAATAGAGTCTCCAAAATTACCGTTTAAAACTAACCAATCTAGCTGTTCTAAAAATTCTGGATAAAATACTTGTTGAAATCTATCTAAACTATAAGTATAAGCTTTATCACTTAAATTTATTCTTAAAGGCTTTAGCCTATGACAAGCGGGACATTTTGCATTACATCTAAAAGTTAGCTCTGTGGTTAGTTGTCGATATTTACGCATAAACTCCTCATTATGGGGTAGCCCAGGACCAAATAGCTACCTCTAGTCCAGCTGGAATATTAGTAGAGGTAAACTGAATAGAGTTATTACCTATGTTATGAACCCAAGCGTTAGAAGAGCCATATGCTTGAAAAGAGCCTCCCAAAAATACTTGAATCTTATTAAAATCAGCAGGAGGATTACCGTTAACAATTGCGAACACATTAGAGGTTCCTGACGCTGTATTAATTGTGTACGTAGGAACAATGGAAGATCCAAGTAAACTATCAGTATAAGACTTAGTAGCTGCATCTGTAAGTGCAGTTGGAGTACCTAAATTAGTAATCTTACTAGACCCCATATTAATCTCACCTGTCATGGTGCCACCAGACAAGTCTAATTTTGAATCTGCATTAGAAGATACAAGATTAAGGTTAGCGTTTATCCTAGTAAAAGTGATAAAATCATTCGCTTGGAAAGCGGTAGTTACTGCATTATTACTCAATCCTACATTAGAAGTAACACTTAAAATATTAGTGTTAGACCCATCTAACCCAGTTATTAGGTTAGTAATATCAGTATCATTAGAAGCTATATTAGTATTGGCTCCGTCGATACCTCCTTTGGCTACTAAATAAGTAGCATGGTCATTAGCTCGTAGCTCTACACCATTAGAAAATACTGTTGCGGCTATCGCAGCATTTGTAGCAATTATATCTACAGTAGCGCTAAGACTACCAGTTGTTTGCACACTACCTGAAGTAGTAGTTACGCCAGTAGAACTAATTTGTAGTCTTGAAACTCCTGCAGTAGCAAAATTAATAGTGTCTGCTCCTGAGAAATACATACCTGTGTTTTCGTCACCATAGTTAGAGTAAGCAGGAGTAGAAGCGCTACCGTCTGCAGATCTAACTAAATTTGTTCTAAAATTGGCAACAGAAGCAATAGAGATTGCTGTATTAGTAGGAGGATCATTATTAAGAGCAGATATAAAGTAATCTTCGCTTTCGTCATATCCAATAAATAAATTACCAGATGATCCTCTATTAATTAATAGCCCCGCATCAAGAGAGGGGGAGCCTGTAAAGTTATTAGCTAAGAAAATGATTCTATCATCTGTAAAGGAGTCTTGAACCGCAAGATTAGCAAAAGAACCAGCAACAGTTAAGTTACCTAAAATTGTTAAATCATCATTCATAGTAACAGCATCCGTAAATGCCGTTGTGCCATCTGTTATATTAGAGATAGAGGTGTTAGCTCCGTCAATACCACCTTTAGCTGTAAGATAGGTAGCATGGTCATTAGATCTCATTTCTATACCAGAGGCACTAACAGATGTAGCTGTTAGGGCACCAGTATTTGCAGTACCATGCACATCAAGGTTAAAAGCTGTTGTAGGAACTGGATTATTAATAACCACATTTCCAGTTACACCATAGTTTAAAATAATATTAGCAGGTGTTCCAATTGTGAGAGAGCTTCCTACAGGATTAACGTTAGCTATGCCAATACCAGCAGGAGCTGGAACTTTTCTTATAGTAAAAATAGTATCCCCAGTACCAATATTGACATTATCTGAACCGTTAAGAATTTGTAAAACGTTGTTATGATTAGCCAGAATGTTTACATTAGAACCTTGTAAACCACTTTGTAAAGCTAGCACATTAGACTCTTCAGAAACTAAACGAGTATTAGATCCATTTAGACCTGTTACAAGGTTTGTTATAGCAGTATTAGCGCCGACTATCCCCCCTCTTGCTGTAAGATAAGTAGCATGATCATTAGCTTGAAAAGCTGCTGTAAGCGGACCCTCAGTAGCCGTATTAGCTGCTAACTTATCAGCAGTAATAGATGCAGTAGCATAATGTCTAGTGGCTAAAGAGCCACTAGCTATTAAATCTGCTGATACGGTATTTGCGGATACTACTTGTCCTGTTATCTGGGTTATAGCCATTTATATAACTCCTATTATTTATTCTCGTCGTCTTCTGAGGCAACAACTTCTTCATTATCCTCAAGTTCTTTAAAGAAATCAGATAAAAAGTCTTTTTGCTCTACAGGGTCATCCTCTTCGTCAAAAAATTCTTTAATAAATTCATCAATTTGATCGTCAATAGATGGGGGTTTGAGAAGGTCTTCAAACTCAAGGTTTACACAAGCTCTTTCAATTAAAGATTTTACATAAGTAATTTCTTCTTCAGATAAAGGCTCATAAGAACCATCTATAGATTTTTTCTCTGTATAGTTATCTTCTAAATAAATAGAATATACATCACCTTCTAGCATTTCTGCTAACTCGGGAGCAAACTCGATAAAGCCGTCATACGGAAAAGTTCTCTCAACTGCTTGAGCTTTTTTACCCCCTTCAGAATTTCTATAATAACAATAGACTATTTTTCCATCTATGTCAAGGGCATTAAATTTAATATTGAACATTGCTGTCTCCTCTTTTAAGTTTTAATAATATACATCATCGAGATGCCTGGATGCGTAACAGTAACTGAATGCGTGTGGGTTGGATGATCTGCAACTGCTGTAACTGCGTTAATAGTTGCAGTTACGTCTTTGTCTGTTGTAGAGTTAGTTGATGCTGTTGTTAAACTATGAGCGGCAGCGCCTCCAGCAGCAGTGGTAGTAGTATTGTTAAAACTAGATCCAATTGCAGTAGATGTAGCCGCTCTTGCAATACTAGCAGACGTTCCATAAATAGCTCTTCCCCTAATATCTGGAAGATTAAATGCTGATCCAGACCCACCAAAAGTATGACCACAAATTGCAAATAAAGCAGCGTAAGTAGTAGTGCTTATAGAAGTTCCTGCACATTCTAACCAGCCAGCAGGAGGCGTACTCCCAGCCCACGCAACTACAACACCCGCAGGAATAAGTGGGGCAGCAGTTTCTGAAGTGCTTCCCATAATAGTAGATTGAACAACCAAGTTAGCTCTAATAGGAGCTAGAGCTGCAGCAGTAGTATAAACACCAATTCCTCGGTCGGTATCACCAGTATTTCCAGGAATCATTTTTAAGGCAGCATTTTTAGTTCCATTATTAAATCCCAAAGCCACATCATTAGAAGTAGTAGCAGTTTTTAACTCTATAGCAGCACTAGTAGCGGTAGTTTGATTATTTGCAAACGTGCTTACGATTACTCTTGGGGTAATTGTAACTTCACTAGTATGCTGCATTGCAGTTGTAGGAATGGCCGTCATAGAGGCTGCTAATTTAGGACCTGTAACTGCTTGAGCGGCTAACTCTGTAGCAGTGATGGTCCCAGTGGCAGGCTTACCAACATCAACAAAGTCAGAGCCAAAAGTACCAGTTGTAGCCACTCTCATATACATTCTATTATTAGCAGACCCTGCAGTATCTTTGACTACAACAAAAGCTTCTCCCACATCAAAAGAAGATATATTAGCCGCCGCAGCTGCCAAACTACCTTGCTGTCTCCAAGCTATGCCATAACGAGTCCAAGAGCCGCCAAGAGGGTTACTCGTCCTTCCAGAAGAACTAGTAATACCTGTATCATGAATATATAACATGCCAGTTGAAGCATTTCTAAAAAATGCACCATCATATTCAGTAGTAGACAAACTTGAGCCTTCTTGCACAAAGTTATCTGCGTCAGGTACTGATGTACTATAAAAATTTTGTAAAACAGCTCTTAAAGTGCTGTTAAACTGCGATCTCGAAATAGCAATCGCAGCTGATTGAGATGGCAATACGTAGGTATTAGAATCTGATAAAGGCATATTTATACTCCTGTTACTGAAAAGTCTATTGTGGTTTGAGTAGCCCCTACATTATGTGTTGACACTCCATTAGAGAAGAAAGAAGAAATCCATGCTCCTGTTAAATCTCTAGATAAAACTACTACTTGTGGTTGTGCAAGTTGGTTAGAACTTTCAATAACCAATGCCCCAGTTACTTTTGGTGTAGTAGTGTATTGCATTACAGAATAGTCAACAAAAGTTTGACTATCTACAGTAGCTATTGTAGTGCTAAATGCTCTATCTTCCAGAGAAATAGAGTATCTAAACTTATCTAATAAAAGTTCAACTTCTGCGGGACTACTATTAGTAACTCTATATTTAAACTGGAAATATCTAAGCTGTCTAGCACCTGTAACAAAGTTTGTAAATCCATCTCCTGATGAAGCGAAAGCGGCGACGTTAACATTTCCATTAGCATAGAAAGGATTAACAGTACTTGTTCTAAACTGTAAATTACTAGTAATAATACCAGGAGTTCCAAAAAATGTTGTAGTTCCTAGTAAATCTTGATATTGTTTTAAGTTTACCAGTTTATAGGAGGTGCCTGCAACTTCTAAATTTGCAAAACCGTTACTTCCTGTTGATCTGCCGTTAGAGTACCAAGATTCTCCTAATACAATAGTATTAGCATTAGAAGTACCCGCTATCAAAGACATCACATTTGCGTTAGCCGTATCTCCATCAAAGTTACCTAAAGTAATAATAGCGTAAACATTAGCAGAGCCAGACCCTTGTAGCCCACTGACTAAAGTTTTATTTTCACTACCATAAGAAACAGCAGCTGCTCCAGCATTACTTACTCCTAGAATATTTCCTATGCCTAATGTTCCCGAGAAATTTATGTCTCGTAAACTACCAGAAGGAGCTGACTCAGTTATAGCGTCTTCACCAATTTGATCATTAAAATCCAACCAAGTAGATTTTAAGGACTGTAAAGCATCAATAGTAGTGGCTAAAGAGCCGGTAACTACATTACCAACATCCCTTATTTGAGTAATATAAGTAGCATCTCCTAAAGCTCTTAAATCTGTAGGGGAACCTGCAATGACGCTAAAACCAACAGAAGTTCCGTTAGCATTATCTGTAATACTAGAGTCAAAAAGACTATCTGCCTTTGCAAACGCTAATCCTCCAGTATTTGATTCATAAAAAGAAGCATAATTAGTTTCTGTCGAATTAGAGTTAACTACTCCTACTACATAGGAGCCTCCAGGGTCATCTTCAGAAAATGCTCTATAGACGTTTGTAAATTGTTGTGAGATAGACTTAAAAAAGGATGCAACAACATCTTCACTGAATATATCAGAAGTGTCTACCGTTCTTACTAAGTAAGTAAATTCACCAAACTGATCAATATCAATTACTACTCGGTTAGTTCTAGCATCTACTGTTGCAACAGGATCGGATCTAGCCCATCTATCTAATAATTCTTCTTGACTTAATCCTGATACATCTCCATTAACTCGTCTAATTTGAACTTCTTTAAGATCAATATCAAAGTTATCATTGTTGGCCCCTTTTAAGTATGTCCAAACTATTACAAGAGTATCGCTTGACTGCCCTACAGCAAAATTAAGAACGTTCTTTGGAGGAGCAGTTTTACCAATAATAGACTGACTTTTTACAAGGGTAGACCCCCTAATATTCTTATTTAAAGGGGTAACCCTAACAACTATATTATTAGCTGCGGACAGTAAACCTCTTTCAATGTTTTCAATTCTTACTCTTATTTTACCGTCGCTGTCTACTCCTGCTGCAGGAACTTTTATGGTATTAAACGAAGTTATCTCTCCTGCAGTTGTTCCAGTAACCTTAAAAGATATTTCGTAATCACTAACTTCTTGACCAGTAATATGATCAAACACTACAATAACTCTAACTGCTACACCAAAAGTGGTATCTCGATAAAGCTCTTCCGATAAAGATAGATTAGAAACTGCTTGAATAGGAGGAGTTCTAACTGTAACCGTTTTTGTATTGAAAGGACTTTTTCTACCAAATTTATTTACGTTTCTAGCTTTAAAAATATGAACCCCTGGCTCAGCTCTTCTAACTAATCTAGTAGTAGAGTCTCCAAAAGATAGAGCGTCAAATGAGTCAGATGGAACATTTACTGCATAAATATAACTATTCCCTAGTGCTAAATTAGAATTAAATAAATCCCGATTATAATCAATAGTAAAAGAATTAGCTGCTTCATTTACATTTCCTACAGTTCCAGTAACGTCAGGACTAATATTAACTGCAAAAACAGTAGAAACATTAGCTTTTATATTATCATCAAGAGTGACTCTAAATATTCCATTAGAAGTTAACCAAGCATTATAAGAGGGGGCAGTCGGATCGTAACTAGAGTCAGCAATACCGTAAACATTAGAAGCATTCCAAGAAAGGTTATCTCCTACTTCAAATGCAGGAACCATATAAGTATTAGCTACTACTCTTACATCTACAGTCCCATCTGACGTAGGAACTGTAGATAGAGTTAAGGATACTTGAGAATTAGCCAGACCGTCTAATCCATCTTCTAGCGAATAATCTGTAGTAGGTATTCCGTTAACAAATACCTTAACTAATCCTTCATGTCTCATAACATAGCCTAAAGGCTGTTTAAACGTATGAGGAGCTATAATATTTGTTGTGGTCGCTACATTACTGTGAATAATTTCTTTAGTTGTGCCTGTTAAATAAAGACTGTTATTAGAAAAAAATCTTACATCTAAAACTTGTGGGATTGATACATAAAAAGGAGGATCAGGTAGTAGAGAGCTTAAAGTTAAAGTTCCTGCATGATCATTTCTAAGTTTTATAGTATCCGCTGCTTTATCAAAAGATACCACATTTGCACTATAGTTAACTAATCTAGTATCTGACCCAACAAATCCTACTAGCCCTGCTGCGTCACCAGTTCCTCCTTCCGCTTTTTGATTAATAGGAACAGTTATTCTATCAGTACCTTTTAGACCACCAAAGTCAAAGTTACTTCCATCGTTAACTTCCAACACATGAATATCTGAGCCAAAATTTTTATCTATGACTCCTCTAAAACCTGCTGCGTAAAGTTCAATAAATCCATTAGCGTTAGCTGCTACAGCAGGTTCAATATCTACTACAGAGTATGAAGTAACTAATAACTTAGTTGTAGCTAATTCTGTTGATGCACCATTTTTTCCAAATAGAGTAACTGACTGCCCGTCTTCTATTCCACCTATATCTTTAAGAAATACAGTTTGAATATTAGGGGCTTCTCTCTCTTCTTGTTTTATAACAGGATTAAAAGACTGGGGTCTTGCATGAAAAAATTCGGTTTTTATTTCCTTTGTATAACCCGCTAAGTCAGTAAAAATAGCAAGCTCTATATCAGTAAATATACTTCCATCTAATTCTCTTTTTACAATAGGTCTAACATTAAAATTAGGAGTAGGAGGAGGTAATAGTGGATTGAATAAATCTGTATAAGCTAAAGGATCATAGTTTATGATAGTGTCTGAGTCAATATAAACGTTTGAAATATATTCTTTAGCCTCTACCTCAACCTCTTCGTCTCCATTTCTTCTGATGCCAATAATTTTAAATAACTTATCATTTAACCCACTAAATATATTAGTAGGATTATTTATCTCTCCTAAAGTCCATAAATCATAGCGTCTAGGTAAACGAGTATCTTTCCACACACCACTAAAAGCATTAAATGACTTTGTTTTGTGATCGTATAGTTGTTTTGCTTCTACTCTAAGCACATCAAAACCTGTATACACATTATCTGTAGAAGATAGAGTAAAATTAGTATTACTAATAATATAACTATCGACTAACCCAGACCTAGTGCTTGATACTCTTAAAGTTAGTGGGTTAGTATTGCCTGTAAAGAAACTAGTAGGGATAGACGGGCTTCCGATATGTTCTAAATAGATAGAAGTATTGGAAACGAGAGTTTCTGAATCTTGAGCGATGATTCCCCCGAAACCCCATGCAACAGAAGCTTGCCTTTGAGACACAGAAATTATATCTCCAGGACGAAGTTCTGCAGCTTCTATACCAGTTGTAAAAGATACACTCCTTCTTGAAAACTTAGAATCTGCAATTAAAAATTGCGCCAGTCTTAGTGCTTGGCTTTTTCTAGTTACCCCTTCTAAATCTATTTGAGAAATATTTTCAATATTATTTCTTTCTGATAAAGCTTTAGAGTCATCTACTCTCAGTACATCTCGTCTATAATGATTGGTAGCATCTAAATAACTAATATCAACCCCGGTTAAAAGTTCATCTTCTGAAATACCTTTAATGTTTATAGATTCATATTTAATATTACTTTCATTAAATACTGCTACGGGCAGCTCATCAGGTCTTTCTTGAAATAAAGAAATTTTACCACCTGTATAGTAAAGTAGCGCTCTAAAAGTAATAGTTAAGATATTAATTAAATCTACAACTTGTTTTTGATCTGTTATTTGAACATCAAGAATAAACCTTCTTTCTTTTACAGGTACTCCGACATCTAACCCAATAAGAGTTTCTTTAACAGTAGTTCTAGTATTTCTTGGTTTGTACCTAAAAGTTCCGTCTGCAATAGCGTCTACTCCATAAAATTTTCCATCAGTTACGTCACAAGCGTCACAGTAAACTGCTGCTTCATAAAAAGTATATTTATCAATATTTTCTTCTGGAATATTCAACCCATAAGTAGAATTAGTCAGTAAATCATAAATAATCCAAGCAGGATTTTGAGTCCAAGAATAAACAAACTGCCCATCCCAAAGCCCGTCGTATATAACTGGATTAGTATCATTTATAATAGATGTGCCAGTTTTTTGCTGTCTGTACCCATTAGAAGCACGAGCAGCATCAGAAACTTCTAGTTCTCGCCAATCAATATCTCCATTTGTTAAAATAGGTTGGTTATAATTAGAGGGAACCTTGACTAATAAACCTTTAACCAAAGAAGTAATAGCTGGAATAGCTCCTTTATGTTCAGCAAAGGCTTTTAAAGCGAATCCAAGAGTAGCAGTGCGAGTATAGGAAATATCTTCTTCAATAATCTCGGACCAGCCTTGTAAAGCTACGTTTTCTTGAATTTTAGAAGAATCGTTGTCGCTAGAGGTTTTTTCAACTGTGAACTTATATCCAGCATTAGATACCTGGCTTTGAGGAATAGAGACAAATAAATCAAAAGAATATGGAGTATTAGTCTTACCAGAGATAGTTCGTGATTGCTCGGAAATAGTAGTTGTTCCAGTTCTATCAAAAATAGTAACTTTAACAGACATAGTTCTGCCAACAATATCTCCATTATCTGTTTGCTCTTGTAGTCCCGAAATAATAAAATAAAATTTTAAAGCAGTTAAAGGATTTACAGATGTATTCTGTAAGTCAATAGCATTTCTTGGTACACCAGATAAATTACCTTTTTTAAGTTCAACGGTAGAACTCATTCTTTGTGGAATAAAAGTAAAATCTCCAAAAACAGGCATACGTTGTTGTTGTAGAGTTCCCGTGTTAGATAAAGTAAAAAACTTTTCTTGGTCAATTTGACCATTAATTAATAAGTCTTCAATATTACCTTCGTTAAGTTCAAAATCTTGTGGGCCGTTAGGGTTGATTCTATAAAGGGGGCCTTCTCCAAGTCCAAGAGTTAAAAATAAAAAGTCAGAAGAAAATAAAGAGTTAGGGTCTTCTACACCAGTAGAGCCCCCTCCGCCACCACCGCTTTTACCTCCGCCGCCTCCATTATGAACTTTAATATTATCAGCGATATAAGAATGAAAATGCGAAACTTTAAAGTTATAGACTTCATCTGTTCTTAAAAATTCAATAGAATTTATTTTAGATTTCTTCCCATCACGAGTTAATAAGCAATCACCTACAACAAAGTCTCCAAGTTCCTGATAAGTTCCATCTTCTTTTAAAACCCAGTGGTTTTTTGTAATGTGTAGAGTTCCATGCTCATGAGTGACTTTAAAGACATCATCTTTTGGATGATAAAATGTCTCTGTTACATAAGATAGTGATAGTCTTCCATATTCATCATACGCCCATACTTTATCACCTACTTCTATTTCAGAAATAGGTAGCTGAAAAAATTCAGTATCAATTAAAGTTTCTTTGGCAAAGCAGCCGCCACCACCTCCACCACCGTGGATGTAAGGAACTGCTGAATCATCTACGTATATAACTGACATATATTTTCCTACTTAATTTGTCTTTGTAAATTCATTTATGTTTTTATAGAATAGATCGCTGACATGAATATTATCATTTTTACCATGCGTAATAGTCTCAATATGACCACTTAGCATTTGTCCTCCGACACGAGTCATACCATAGATTAAAGCAACAGAGTTATTAGGGTCTGTTGTGTTTTCAATTGCATCAAAAATATCATTGTTTCTTCGTACTTCAGCACTCGCATTAGATCTAGACTCAGGAGTAGAAGGTGGTTTAGCTAAAAGCTGAGTAACTCCTGATAGCGCTAATCCAATACCTGCAGTAATTAATGTAGAACTAGTGATGGCGCCGCCTAAAAATGTTGCGCCAGCAGGTGCGCCTACACCAGTAGCAACTAACGCTATACCAAGAGCAATTCCAATAAATCCTCCCGATTTACCCCCAGCTCCTCCAATAATAGGAACTAAATGGTATGTTTCAGAAGAAAGTTTATTAACAAAATAATCTTTTTTAGTAACTGTCTTACCACTTTCAGTAATTAAACATAAATTTTCTTTTAAAGTTCCTGATAAAACTTGTCTAATATATTTTCTCATCTTAGGAAATAAAACAGGAAGTGCTTGTTTAATACCTTCAAGAGAAGACACATCAAATGTATGTGATTTAACTCCTGTCATAGGAATTAATAAAGGATGAAATTGTACAGTTATTAGCATACTAAACTTTCCTTATTAAAATCTTTAAATCTTAAGTAATTTAACTCATCTAACCAATATTCATAATACTTTCCATTTAAATTTCCCATTACAAACTTATACTCTTTAAAAATAGCAGAGTCTTTATCTTTTTCACTTGGTAACTCGTCATGATTTAAAGGATGACTATGAAAAATACCCCAACAGCAATCTGCGTATTTTAACAGCGCTTTGGGGTCTAATATAAACGTATTTTTTGGATCAGGGCTTACATTATCACAAGGAATGTAATTAAAATCTTTAGTTATAATACCACAACACTCTACAAACTCATCCCTTTTCATATGAGACATAAATGCCTCTGTTAATTGTTCATACCTATCCATCTAAGAATCCCCATCGTATATTGTTTATAATATTTTCCATACACTGCAACATGAGACTTATTATTTTGTAATGTATGAATAATTTTATTGTTACCAAGATACATAGCACAATGATTAGTAATATTAGTGCTTCCTATACTCATAGTAATTAAGTCATAAGGCTCTGGGGAATAAACTTGTTTCCACCCATATTCTGGGGTGCCCCCTATCTCAAAGAGTCTTTCGTGTGACTTAGAATACCAGTATTCGTCTACAATATTACAAAAGTCTAATGATAGATAAGGTATTTCAATATTCAGTTTATCTTTATATATTTGCACTACTAAATTAAAACAGTCTATTCCTGTCTCTAAACTAGTGCCCAAATGTTTATAGGGTATACCTATATATTTTTCCATCTCCATATGCTATGTATCTGCTCTCGCCAAGTATCATTCAAAACATCAATTTTAGAATATTTAGTTTCTTCTAAATGAATAAACTTATTATTTCCTATATAAAGTCCAAAATGAGTTGGAATTAATCTTCCTGATTTAAATAGTATTACATCATATTCCTGTGCGTCTGTCAAGTTAACTTTTGTAGCAATCTTAGATGCCCAGTCGGTTATAGAGTCAAAACTAACTCTTTTCATCCAACGTCTTCCCTCCAAGGGTTTGCCAAAAGGCATATCTAAATGATCCCATAAAGAGTCAAAAACGTCAGAGTTTAGTTCATTTTTATAAATGTCGTTTATGAGAGTAATACAGTTATTAGTAAGATAGTCGTGCTTAACACCAAGATACTTAAGATATTTCATTACTGTTTAGGAATTTGACGACCTGTGCCTGGATAGGCACCAAAATGAATAGTATTATTTCTAACTTTGCACGCAGCAAAAGATTTAGCACAATCATCTTCTGCTGCACTAGCCGCTATTTGGTTATTTATATCAATAGGATTAGCATTAGAAGTTTTTTGAGGAATAGTCCCTGGTATAGCCAAACTTCCAGGACCGGGGTATTGACACTCTTCCCCTTTATATTCCCACTGACAGGTATTTCTATAAAATTTTCTTTTAGGAAGCTGAAGTTTAAAATACTGCAACCAGCTAGTAACTCTAAATTCTGCAAACTTTTCATTTAAAGTAGCTAATTCAGCTATTTTAAACGTATCTTTTACATAGGCTTCAGGGTCAAAATCAGGATTTACAATAAATAGCTTATCTCCCCCAAATCCAGGAACAGGGTTATCTAACCATATAACTCTACCATTATCTTCAATAGCTACAATAGTAGCAGTGGTAGAGTTAGAATTAGCTCTTACTACATCTCCTACTCTATAGGCAGCAGAATTTATTACCTCAACAGTGTTAGACCGTAATACATCTATAGTAGAGTACTCTGGCCAATAGTTAAGATGGTTTGCAAACGTAGATTTAATCTCTATAACTCCCCCTAGAAAATCTCTTGAATCATATTTTAAGGGAGCAAAAGTTTCT